CATCGCCGCCCGGGTTATCCGGCAGCACGACAGCCGTGCGCCACTGCAAGCGGCACGCAGTACCCATACCACCTTGTCCCGAACCCTTCACGCTGTGCGGGCACGTGTCACACGATGAGGCTTGCGGCTTCTTAACTTCCGGGTCGGGGGTCTTGCTGTTGCTCGACCAGCACACCGGGGAAACCTTGGCACCGTCTTGGTAGCCCTGCGAGTAGAACGTGCGCGCCGGATCGTGAGCCATCTTCACGAAGATCACGTTCATGTGACGGTCTTCGATGTTGCCCACTTCCTTGCCGTTGACGATCTTACGGAACACGCCGCCCTTGATCGAGATGCGCTTGTTGCCACCGCTGTTGCCAGCACCTGCGACTGCGCGGGTATCGTCATCGACACCGGCAGGGAGGTTAGCCAAACGGTTCTTAATCGACAGAATCAAATCGTTACTCATAACTGAATTACCTTTAGTTTGATGACTTACGGACACTAACTGCGTATTCACGCATGACGTTTACACCCGGGGGTAAACCGTCCCCTTCATGTTCTGTCATGAACTGACGAAAGTTACCTTGGTGAATACGCTTCTCCAGTAACTCAACCGCTTGGTTCTCCAGAACGAAATCCTTAAAGTTATCCCAGTCGGTGCAGAAGAAGCGTTCGTTCAACTTCCGAATCACCGTACCGTGCGAGGTCTTGATGCTGTCTGCGTTTACCGTGTTGCAGACATCGAGCATCTTAGTTTCGAGTGCAGCAAGATCCTTCTTCAGCAGCGCGTCTGCAGCCTCGTATTCTTTAAGGATACGCTCGCGCTCAGTCCGAATGGACAGATAGACACCCACCAATTCTTCAACATTCACATCACTCATAATGACTCCATTTCCTGTTTGTACAGGTCAACTATTTTGTTATGACTATCCACTTTACCCTGCAGCATGGCGTACACACGACGTTCAACATCACTACCCTGTAAATGAATCACAGTCATTTTGTGCTGTTGTCCAACGCGGTCAATACGGCCAATACATTGTATGTACGTTTCAACACTCATCACCGGAGACCAGAACACGATCGTGTCAGCCTCGGTCAGAGTAACGCCATGCGATGCAGATTGTGGCTGAATTACTAATACTCTTGGGTCAGTCTGTGTTTGGAATCTTCCGATGATATCGGCTCTATTCTTAGCCGATACGTTACCGTTGATTACTTCACAAACATATCCCTCGTTTCTCAAATATTCTTCCACGACTTCAATAGTGTGAAGGAACGGTACGAATACTACAACCTTTCTTTCTGTCTCTTCAAGTACCGACTTCAATTCTTTTAATCGGGGTGCCACGTCAAATACCACCGTGTCACGCTTGTCAGTGTAAACCGCCCCGCCAGAAATTTGTAAGAGTTTGTTGAGGCTGGCTGCAGCATTGACCGCGCTCACCTGTTCCCCTGCGGCTTCCATCTGCATCTGTTGCTTCAATAATTTGTAATAACGCAACACTTGTGGCGTTAATGGTACATCCCGTACCTGATGCGTAAGTGGCGGAAGATCAAGGCATTCTTCCTTTGTGAAGCGCACAGCGGGCTGTAGTGCTGCATACACAATGTCCTTTGCGTCGGGCCTTGGGATCCACTTGAATCTTGTAATTGACGTTAGTACCTTGTCCCGCCACGCGGTCGAAAACTTTGGTACTCGATGCGGCGAGACCATCTTGGCTAGGCCAAAGGCATCGAGCGGTGACTGCGAGGCGGGCGTGCCTGTCATCATCCACAACCGCGTGTCGGGCGTAATTAATTTCGCTAGTGTCTTCCACCGCTTTGTGGTAGCCGTCTTGTAGGCGTTGGCTTCGTCCACGATGATGAGATCAAACCCAGCGTTGGCGATCTCGTTGGCAACGATCTCCACGCCATCAAAGTTGATGACGACGAACTCGTACTCGTTGTTGATGACTTTGACGCGCTTATCTTTCGAGCCGTGCGCTACGCCACACGTGCGGTGCATCGCAGCCTTAAACACTTCGTCGCGCCATGCGGAATACATGATCGAGAGCGGGCAGATGATAAGTACGCGCTTCACCAAGCCAAGGTTCATCAAGTAATCCGCAGCCCAAATCGCTGCAGAAGTCTTGCCTGTCCCCGCTTCGTTAAAGCAGAACGCTCGCTTGCGTACGCTCAAGAACGCCGCTGTCACCTTCTGGTGATCGAACGGCTTGAAAAGCCCGGGCCACGTGTAGTCACGGGTCATCGGCGACGGCACCTTGTTCGATACCATCGGAGTGTTGTCCATGATATGGGCAAGGCGTTCCATCTCGTCCTGCCCCCAGTACACCATCACGTCCCGCTGGCCCGGGGCTTCGCCTACTACTTCGGACTTCTCGATAAGGTTCAGTACTTGTGCGGCAACTTCATTTCGCAGCGTTAACTGCACTGCTACGTCTTCTACTACGTTCATCAATCACTTCATTGAACTATCAGAATTACGCCGGAACGAACGGTTCTTTGACGGCGACTCAAGCCGCACGCCATCCTTATTCGTACCGCCCTTGGACAATGCCTTGACGTGGGCGACATCCTTGCCCTTGCGGCTTACACCTTTCTTGTCCAGTTTGCGACGGGCACGCTGACGCTCCATGCGATCCTCGTGTTCGCCACGCTTCTTCTGCATCGCGTACTCGTGCTTATAAGGCCGAGATGATTTTGTGTACGGCATTTCAAACCTCCTTCATCAAGTCTGCTGTTTGATCTAGTACATCTTTGATGTACCCGTGGAATTTAAAGTTGGCCTCAAACCTACGTTCTAGTCGAAGATACTCGTCATGCAAATCATTGTAAGAGTTTGAGAACAGCCGTGCCTTCTGATTGGCTAACTTCACTTGTTCTTCAAGAAGTTTCATCCGAAGACCTTTCTTCTTGATCTGACTCTTCAACTCAACGATTTCAAATTCTCGCGTATCCACCGCTTACTCCTTATGAAATTCACAAGACACAACAGGGCACCAGCGACAGAGCGGCGTTGGGTTCGGAGGCCAACTATCGCTTTCAAACGAGTGCTTTAGTCTCGCAATGTCTGGCGCAAAGACTCCCCACATTTGTTCGGACTGCTCGATCGAATATTCCTCTGGCATGAAGTTGTCGTGCGCGACGAACAGCAACCCTGCCTTGACATGTTTGATCTGCGGGAAATGTGCGAACGTCATCAGCGACATGAGTTTCAACTGCTTCATGTCGGGGTATCGGTTGCTTCCCGTCTTGTAGTCTACGATGTAGGCGATGTCACCATCGAGCACCATGAAGTCCACGATGCCTCGCACCCAGTAGTCGGGCGCATCGAAGTCGCAAGGCTTCCTGTCTTCGGTCAACGCCATCTTGTGCTCAAGGTATCGCTCGCCCGGAATCGTGAGCAACGTATCGAGCAGGGGCTTGTACTGCTGATAGAACAGCGGCAACTCCGTCCCGTCTCGTGCGTAGTCTTCCAACGCCTTGTGTACGGCGGTGCCGTACATCATTTTCTCCGTGACTTTCTTCACGAAGTTCTGTGCGACCTTGACCTCGTAGTACTGCTTGGGGCAGTTGATGAAGTCCTTCAGTCCAGAGAATGACCATTTAATTGTATTCATAGCAACAAGTGTTCCGGCCCTATTTCCCGTGTGTTCTCGGGGTCATAATCAGATGGCGTACCAAGTTCCCATGCCTTGTCGTATTCCAGACAGCCGTAGATGATAACCTCACGCAACTCCGGCATGATCGGTTTGGCAACGCACAAAACTAAATCCATACCCAGTTGACGCCTTCTTACGGCAGCGGTTTCTCTAGTTCGCAACCGACGTACTTCGATGTTATGCCCAACATCTGGGTAATTTTTATATATTTGGTGTTCAGAGTCATGCCACACATGCCCCGACCAATATTGGTTCGTATACTTAGCCACTGCCAACTCCGCTACACATGCAGCGACTTCGGCGGTGCGATTGTCTTGCATTCGTGATGCTTGGTAGTGCGCAGCGTCTCGTTTTCCCCAGTTCTCGATGAACCGCCGTGTCCCCACGTGAGAGGCCCACTCGTATTCCCACTGCTTCAAAATAATTCTAGGTCTGTCCATCAGCACTCTCCATAGGATTCGCCGTACTTTGCTTCGCACGCGACGGGTAGCCCACCTGCCCAGTCGGGCGCAGTGGACATGATCGAGGTGATCGTCACCATCGCATCGTCGATATCTTCTTTGTGCACGATGCAGACCACGGAGTCGTGCACGGTTAGCACAGGGCGATACCCCGCCTCGCGGATCTTGAGCATCTGCTCACCCACGACAATGCGGGCGAGGGCTTGCACGATGTTTTCTGTCATCGCGCCACCCCAAATACTGATCGCGCCCCGTCGTGAATCGTAGGTCACGGACTTATCTTCGATACGCAAGTTGGGATAACGGATGCAAAGTCCGTTCGGCAACCACACACCTTCAGGGGAATACGCGATGCAGCCGTTCGCCAGTTTGCGGCGATCGAACTTGCCACCCATCATCTGCTTCAGCGCGTAGTCACACTCTTCCCAAAAGTCTGTGATGCAGTTGTTCTCTTGACGGTACAGATCGACGATGCGCTTGCACTCTTCCTCGGGCAAGTCTGCCCCCGGCGGCTGCGTCTTGAGCGTGTGTTGCAGTTTCTTCGCGCCGGTTCCGTAACCCAATCCCAGCACGCATGTCTTGCCGACAAACCGTTCAACAGGCGTTTCTTTACTAATGGGCTTGCCATACACCTTGCTCGCAAAGATTGAATACACATCCTCGCCCTTACGGAACTGCTCGGTCACGTCCTTCTGCCCAGCCAGCCACGCCAGCACTCGCGCCTCGATCTGCGAGGAGTCGCTGTTGATGACGTAGTGCTTCGGCGGTGCAAGCACCGCGTTCTTCAACGCTTTCTTTTTCTTATCGCGGCTCGGCAAGTTCTGAAAGTTTACCGCGTCCGATCCTGCCCACCGTCCCGTGTGCGCCCCGTAATACTTGAGTGGAATCGGAATCCGTCCTTTGTTACGCGCACCGATACCGATGAATCGCTCGATCCGAGATTCTTCAATAGTTGATTTCGTTCCCAATCGGACAGCACAGAGTTGTTGGATAAAGGGATCTTCGTACTCGGTGAGCGCGATAAATCCTTCGTCGTTTTTGGCGAGTGCATAAGTCTCCTTGCCCGTTGTGGGGCTGATCTTGAGGGGGGCCTTGACGTTATGTTCTTCCAGTACCTGCGCGAACTGCTTGTTGCTGGCTAACTTCTTACGGACTTCTTCCTCATCCGCTGCATCGAGTGCGACCATCAAACCTTGCAGAAGCGTAGCCTTCTCGTGCTTCACTTCTTCCAGCCGCTCAGTCAGCAACCCATCATCGACGTGCAGTACCGGCTCCGTATACATCCGCAGCGTCATGTCGATCAGTTCAAATTCAGACTGAGGGAAACCACTAGCAAGATGACCGAACAGAGCGTAAGTGAGATCAACATCATTAATGCAATAATCTCCATATTTCGCCAGATCCTCCGGCGTAAAATCCTCCCGTCTCTTACCCAATGCATTGACTACCTCTGTTCCTTTCTCACCCAAGTTGTAACGTGTCACGAGCGCGGAGAGCGAGCCACCCGCATCCACACCATGTACCGCTCGCGCCATGCAGAGCGTATCGAAGTAATACGCAGGGACAATCCCGTACTTGAATGCGAGGATTGCACCGTCGAACATCATGTTGTGGCACAGGAGCGCGGACTCTCCCCAGTTAATCTTGTTCAGTTCTTCTTTAATGTTCTTAGTGACCCAACGGGTTTCCCCGTCGTCCACCTTGATGCCCACGCCAATCACTTGGAAGCGCGAGTCATTGACGTACTCTTCAGTCGTCATCTTTGTGAGGCTGAAGTCTTTCGCGTAGTACGTTTCAAAATCGAGCGTAATGAACGCCATGTATTTCCACCTTATCGTTTGCGACGGGGTTTAGCGTTTTTCAACCGCGCTACTTCTTGCCGCAGCGAAATGATTTCCTCGCGGCATTTCCACAACACGCTACCCACCGTTAGAAATTTAAACTCGGTTGTTGTACCGGTGTCGTTAATCTCGTACGGCAGTTCGCGGATTAGATCCAGCACGTCATCTTCAATCTCCACGCTTCATCGCCTCACGGATTTTGGTGGCGCTGATCGCTTCGATCTCGGGGTCAAGGTCGATCTTCGTGACCGTCCAACCCACATCGCGTCCGTATACAACGTCAACGATGTTGGGAAGCACGTCAATCCTGTATCTCCCTACGTAACCTCGTAAAGCCGTCTTAATGTTGTCAACTACTTTCCACGCAAGAAACGGATTCTTATCGTCTTGCGGCATGTTTCTTACCGCAATACAAACCTGCCCGTGTTTTTCTAGTGCTTTCTTAAACAACGCCGTGTGCCCATCGTGCCACGGCTGAAAGCGTCCGATCATCAGAGCAGTCGGAAGTTGTGGGTCAAAAGTGTCAGCATCATCAATGACTACATCAATTAAGCCCCACACATGTGTTTCGTCTACGATCTTGTAGTACCGCCCTTTCAACTTCTCAAACATTGCTGTCGTGTCAGCAAACTCGCGCACCGGAGTACGGTCTGCCCACACGATGATGTCGGCGTTGATGATGTCGCGGTACTCTTGCTTCGGACATATAAAATCTAGGATGACGTGCACCCCGTTTTCTTTCTCAGCGTCTGCATACTTCTTCATACGCTCGGCCTGTCGCTTACGACCTTCTTCGCTGAAGTCCCAGTCGTTGTGCATCGAACGAACGTCATCGCCGTTGATATGCACAGCGGTATCGCCCAAGGCTGCTTTGAGTCTCGACGCAAAATAAGTCTTACCCGCACCGGGGAGACCACAGACCAGTATCGTTTTGTATTTCATTTTGATTTTCCTCGCGTTTTTCCAGTTACCCAGTTCCACAACCGTCCGTTCTTGTGCTCTTTCCAATGATGCATTCGATGGCAGTTTGCACAGAGCGGGATACATTTGTCTTCGGCTTCGCGTATGGCGGCTTCGTACCGGCCACGTCGAATCAATATCGGTATTGCTTGCTTGCCTTCTCGTATGACGTGATGAAAGTCGATGACTGCTGGGTGCGACACCCCGCACTTTGTGCAGGACTTAGACGCTTTGTACTCCAACCATTTCGCTCGATACCCTTTCTTGCGTTTACGATTACGGGCTAGCACTAATCCTTTGTTCTGTTCGTACCACCTTTTTGAATACTCTTTGTGCTTTTCCTTTCTCGTCTCTAAATTCTTGAATGGCATCGCAATACATCATGTCCGGGTGGACATACTCCAAGGGTGGCAGCGCATTAGTATAACCGGTTCCGCTGCACGTGGGGCACTCGGTCTCAAATATTCCGAAGCAGTCCATCTGTCGCTCGCCGTTACATGTTTCGCAACGCTGCCTTGGCTTTAGCATCCTCACGCATGATTCTCCAATCGTATTGTTTAACACCCTTGATAACTGCGCTTGTCAAGGAACCCTTGTTGACCCCAAATTCTTTAGCCAGTTGTGTGAAAGTCTTCATCTCCCTACGTTGCCGTTGTAGTTCCAAGGCAATCTTGTATTGCTCAAATGTCAGTACAGGCTTGTTGCCCGGCGGTCTTATTTTGTCCATCCGTAATACCTCATTACAATCTCAAACGCTGCAATGTGCTGGGTCATGATTTCGATGTCCTCTTTGCGATCCATTGAGAAGATGCAGGGCGGGGGTTTCTTCTTGGACTTGGCTTGCTTTAGATCGCGCACCATCGTGTCGTGAACCCACGTCAGATTCTCCAGTACCAATTTATCTCCAAGGTCTCCACACATATCAGACAGCCTCATTGACCCACTTACCCGTTAGGATTCGCTTGCGCCCCGTTCGTGATGAAGCGAGGAGCAGCAGCCTTTCGTAATCCAAGTCAAGCATGTCGCAGATCCACCGCATCGAGCCCACGCCTGTGTTGTCCGAGAACATCCAGTTAATTGCAGGGCGACGCTCGTTGTACGAGTCGATGTCTCGTACGGCTTGGTAAACCACGGCAGACCACAGCGCACTACACGCTGCATCATCGGGGTGGTTCACTTCTCACCTCGCGCCACAAGCATTGCATCGGCCATTTTGTAAGCGTCTTGGGCGAAGACTTCGTTAGGTGTGAGTCCGGTACGTGAGCCAAGAAATGCTTGCATCGCCAACCCCGCAAAATAATCGCGAAGAGTCATTGATATAGCAGCGTGTTTGTCTGTGAAATGGATCGGGGTTTCTTCCCACGTATTTCTCCAATCTTTAGTCATTGCGGTTGCCCCCATTTAAATTCACCTGTTTTTGAGTCGTAGAAAGCGCATTGATTTTGTATGGCGTTCGTACGAACAGTCCGGCTCGCAATAAAGTACCCGAACCACACGCCCACCAGTAAGAAAACCAATGCCGCTGCCACCTTTGTGCGTACTTCTGACTCATTCACAGAAACCTCCATCCGTAATTCTTCATTAGGATTACGCCGACAAAAATGCCCGCAATAAACAAAACGATCTCAGCCAGTATCACGTTGGCATCGTGCCGACCACGCTCGACCTGCATGTCCAAGATCTTCTGATTCAACTCAGCGATCTCGCGGTTCTTCCTGTCCATCGCATACTCGTAAATGCGATGGCGTTCTTCTTTACTCACCGGCCACCTCTTTAAGTGCTTGCTCACGCACCAACACCAACAACTTACACATCACGTGCGTCTGATCTCTCTTGTCGGGATGCGAGTCGTACTGCGATGCGTACATATTGATGATGTCCCATCGGATGATCTCAAGCCCACCATCGTCCCCAATCTTGGCCCAAATCGTATCGGGCGAAACAATCGTTTTGCGATGTTCATCGGGTACGATCAAATAAGCGTCTTCTTCGCCATCTTTCGGCTTCACTGCTGCTGGATTGTTCATGCTGCCTCAAATAATTTTTTACGATCAGTGCCTTTGAAATGCACGATCTTGGGTGGTTGTGCAGGATTAATATGTTCGGGTAAGCACCCGTATACGGCTTCGCCCATACCCGCTACACGCTCCGGATTCATCGTGGCGTATAACTTGATGGCCTCTTGATCGCCGTACCAAATCTGAAACTTCGGGTCGAGGAAGGTCAGTAACTCAAGCATCTTGACCCACGGCTGCGCGTTCTGCGTCACCGACGCACAGGCTACGAATGGATAGACTTGATCTAAAGTTTTGCCTTTGTATTCCGGCATACTGATGCCGTTGATTTCTACGCTGATCTCCCAGTCGCGTCCAAACTCGCGCCGACAAAACACCGCATCCTTGTCACCCAAGATGGCAACAGGGTCTAACTGCTCTAGCACCAACATATCGGTGTCCAAGTAGATCGCAGGTTCTTCAAGTGCAAGTGTCGCAAACCCTGCAAGGCGCGAGATCATCAAACGGCTTCGGTCTGCCGGTGCTTCGTGCCGACGATCAACACCCAAGATATGCGGCGTATAAATATCCGTACACATAATGATCTTGGCGTGAGGGTTCGACGCACGAATCGAACTCACTAATTTCTGTGGCTGATAAATGTTATCGCCCACGTGGAAGAACACGATGGTCGGAGTCTTGGGGTCAGACTTGTCGTCCCAATCTTTAATGATGTTCTGTATCTGCCTGTCCCACGGCGCGAGCATATTGTCTCGGGGATAAATCTTAACGGATGGATACCATAGATTGTTCTGCCCGATCTTGTTGTACCAATACCAAAGTTTATTCGCATCAAGCAGGTACACAGGCTTGCCCATCGCTCCTGCCATGTGGACGTTGACGTTACTCACCGACACGATGCGGTCGCACAACTGAATCCCTGCACACACCCCGTCGATGTCAAAGAACATATCTACGTCTTTGAGATACATGATCTCCGGATATGCAGCCATCTCTTCTTGCGGAAGCCCGTACTGCAACGACAAGAATTTAAATCCATTGGCCTTACCCCACTTGAGAATCGGCTCCAAGTCCGTGAGCGCACAAGACTTGTGTTTACCAATCGCATTGGCGGTACTCGCCCACGACAGGCCGATCACCAAGTCCCCGTCCTTGATACCCAACTCGCGCTTCATCTTATTCACGCGCTTCGGGTCGGCTTGCATATAGTTACGCGCCACCTTCGCAGGGATGTCGCTCAATGAGTTAATAAAGTAACTACCGAGACTCGCAATCGGAATGTGCGCGTCATGCTCATCCATCTTCACTTTCGCATCGTGATACAGGAACTTAATCTTCGGCATCGCACGTGACAGTGGGCCGACCAATCGCGCATCGATCATCACCGTGACTTCTTCTACATGACTGTTCAACTCGTTCAGCAGCGACGAGTAAATAATCTGATCGCCCAAGCCCTGCTCGCACCACACCAAGACTTTCTTGGCATCCATGCCCAACTTCCACTGCGGCTTGTGCGTAGACAAGCGCGGTGATTTAAACACCTTGCTGCCCCAACGCCGCTCGTACCCGTCCCAACCTTCTTTGAACTTGTTCATCTGCAAGTTAATTAGACCAAGCGACCACGCATAGTCATCGTTGGTCGGGTCAAGGCGTAAGGATTCCTCAAAGTCCTGCTTTGCTTGAAACCACCGACGCATCTCCCAATGACACCGACCCCGCTGCGAGTAAGCAATCGGGATAGCGTGAGCCAAGTCTAGGATGTTGTTGTACACACCCACGGCTTCGTCAAAGTTATCTGCGTTCGCACGTTTTACGGCTTCACCAAAAATATAGTTAGCCATGTCGTGAATGGATTGACCTTTCTTTTCTTCGCTCACCAGTAATCTCTCCCGCTTCGTTTTGCCCCCCAACTGGGGTTCGGCCCATGCCGCCATGTTTCGTAGTCCGGCCTACGCCAACCAAACAGCGCATTAAAAACCCAAGCAAAGATCTTCATTGCATCGGCTCCTGTGCGGTGAACTCAACCATCGCCTTCGGCAAGATCATCGCCGTCAGACTATTGCGAGTCGGATAAACAAAGTGATGCGTGTTAGACAATGTATTCATGAGATTGGCAGCGTTGATGATGCCTTTCTCTATGCCTTCCGCATCGTCCAAGACAAAGATCGTCTCGGGCTTGATGATCGTCGATAACAAAGTGTGGTCGCCCTCGACCAACCGCCCGTCTAGATACACCATGTCTACACGTGTGCCACGGTTGGACAACGTATAAAACATCTCTGTCGATGTTCGCTTGCGATACTGCACGATGTTCACAGACGGGTGCTTTTCCAACACGATGTCGTTCGCCGCATCACACGTATGAATCTCGCCACTCCCCATCCCTTCAGCCAATGACCACGTGGATGTACCAATGAACGTACCTACTTCGGCTATGACTTTAGGCTTGAAGTAGTACGCGATCTTGTATAACTCCCACGATGCAGCGGTCGAGATCGTGCCGGTGTTGTAGTCCGCGCTTGAACGCAGATCGTCACGCACCTTCACGCCTGTCCATGTCGGAGTCTCCTTCAACATGATGACGCTCCACACGGTCTCGCTGAATACGCGACGGGGAATGGCGAGTTTGTTCACGCACGTTCCCGTACAGAGATCTCGCGGTCGAGATACCATCGAGCCTTCTTCAAGTTCTCGATCGGGTCGCCCTTCTTCTCAGCGCGTGAGACGTACTTCACGACGTTACCCAAGCGATAGTTCAAGTCCTTCGCCTCGATGAAGTCGATGGTCTCGATACCGCCCGACGTGTAGTGCGGGGGATGGTTCACGTTATCGGGGAACGTCCAAGCATCATCCAACGTCTTCTTTTCTGTCTCTGTCCACGGACGGAGCGTTACCCCGTCTTCCTCTAACTTCAACAGACGCAGCGCGTCATCAAGATTCTCGGGCTTCACGATTAGTTTCGTTGGCTTCTTCGCAGATGCTTTTTTGTCTACTTTCATCTGCGGGACTTTCCATGTCGTCTGCGCGGCCTTTTTGGTTTGCCACTTGACGGTGTGCACGAACGCATTGTTCACACCCAACTTCTTGGCGATCGTCGTCGCCGACCAACCTTTAGCCAGCATCCGCTTGATGCGATCTGTCTTACTCATCTTTCTAACTCCTTGCGTAGGGTCTCTACGTTTGTTTCATCTATGACGAGAGCGCGCCCACCAGCCTCTCGGATTTTCTGCAACGCTGACTCCTGCAGCGCCGTGGGTTTCTTTCCTTTTGCCTTCGTCTCGATTGCGAGGAATTGACCTCGTATGCAGACCAAGAAGTCGGGGGTTCCTGCGTGACCAAACCCGCCACTCACGGGCATGGCGTAATACGCCCCGAACTCGGCCAGTATCTTTTTGACTTGCGCCTTGACCTTCCCTTCCGGTGTCATCGCTCGATGACAACCTTTGATTGGGTCTCAATCCACACCCGCGCACCACATGACAACGGTTTATCGGGCGAATACACGACACGGCTTGGCCCCTCGATCGACACCTCACTTGCGTAGGTGTTGTCCTTGTAGGTCTTGACCGTCAGCACAGGCTCGCTCGTCATGTTCTTCGCGTTCCGTTTAATCGCGTGTTGGTTGACGTGGATGATGGTTTTCATGCGCCCTTCGTGCGCGGCACGAACCGCGTTTCCAACAAATCCACCGTGGCCTCGATCTCACCGGCAAGGCGGTCGCTGTCCATGCGCTCAAACGGTTCCCACGGCACGACGTACTCGTTCGCCTTGCCCGCTGCCACCAACTCAATAATCTCGGCGTACTCCCAGTCGCGGGGCCACTCGCTCAAGTAAATGTCGAGCGCAGTTTCTTGATACTTGTTCACGGACTTCTCCTCAAAGTCTAGTGCCAACTGTTCCCATGTATTGTCAACGTCCTGCGGAGCCCAGCGGTGCATCCACTTGAGCGCAGAGGCTTCCAGTTCATCAAGCGACGTTGCGTAGTCGGGCTGAATCCAACCGAGCGATGTCGCACGCAGGAGCAGCAGACGTTGACGTGATTCGTTCGTGGTGACGGCGTTCATTGCGCGTTCCCCGCATCAGCCAGTAGCAGACTGATTTGGCTATTCGCCGCTACAATCCCCTCGCTAACCTCGTTCATGTGTTCTTCGGTGCGGACGTTATGCAGGAAATCCCACGACATCTTCAACCAACCCTCTTGAAGTTCTTCGTTGAGTACGGGGTAGGCCATGTCCATGACCATCAACTCAATCAAAACAGAGGCATCGAACAGTCGTGTACGCAAATCTTCCACGCTTAATTTAGAGATTGCCATGATGGCATCGGCTTTCTTTTGCTTATCAGTTCGCATAAAAATCTCCTAACTGAATTAACTGAAACATCGACTTTTGGAACATAACACAACCAATTTTGATTGTGTAAAATATTTTCAAATTATTTTTGGTGGTCTCCATTTTCATAGTCGTTAGGCCCGCAATGGCGTTGGATAGCCCACTCAATCGCGCAGCCAACTGATGCGAAAATGCTACACACCGTGATGATTTGTATGAAATACACAACACCGTCAAGCATAGTTGTCGGCCATCGGTAGCCCTGCGACCGGCTTACCGTCCAAGTAGATCTCGCACTTGTTGCCGAACGCAGTATCCCCGCCATGCTCAACCTTGAACGTCTCACGTCGCGCGTACTCGTGCCACTCCTTGCCTGTCATGCGGAACTGCAAGTTTTTGTTGTAGTCGTAGCCGTAGAACTTGGTGCGCGGTGGTAATTTGATTTGTTTGGTCATGAGGTTGTATCTAACTGAATAATGAAACCAAAATCAATAATATACCCATGAATATCAAAAGCAAGTACTTTTTTATTTATTTTTGATTTGTTGTTGACGCGACCACCCTGCGCACATTGCGTAGGCCCGCAATGGCG